TCACTTGACACTTCTGTCAAGTATCTTTTAGCCACGCCTCGCTGGCATCCACAGCGGGGCGGTCTGGTGTGCCGGACATGTCGACAGCCTTACCCAGGGCGAGGGCGCGCATTTCGCGCATGCGCTCGGGCGTGATGATCTCAATCGGTGTTGGGGCGGACGGAGCGTGAGGAGTTCTTCCACGAGCCATGTCCAGGCCCTGAGCGTAGGCCAGCAGTGCGGTGTAGTCGTCGGGGTGAGACGGATAGCCGAACCAGCCTCGAAGCTGCGACACGGAAGACTTTGCGGCCGTGCTGCGGAAGAGCTGCGAACGCTCAGCGTTGCATTTGACACAGCCGCCCGTCGTCACGAAACGCTCGGCATCGTGGCCAAATTTACAAGGACGCGCAGTGTAGAAGCGCTTCAGTCCTGATAAAGCTGCCTGTTTACGACTTATGACTATGCTCATACGTTCACCTTTTAACCGAGATCGTATTAGATAAGCTAATACGGATATGCAAAACCCGTACACCTCCCCCCAGGTCACTACTACGGCATGGGAGAATGGATGTAGTATATGATATGTCTAATGCATATACTACATCCATTCTTTCTACTCTTTAACCCATTTTTTAGAGGTAAAGAGGTAAAGAGTAGAAAAGATAATTAAATCATAGAGTTAGCGTAACCGGACGGCTCGGGTACGGCGTGGGTGCTCGGTTGCTATCGTTGTGGCTTATAGTGTAGGCATGGAACAGCAACGGGAAATCAAATCGCAGCGTGTCTATCGGTTCGTGGAGGAGTACGCCAAGGACCGCAATGGAACGCAAGCCGCCATCAGGGCGGGCTACTCGCCGAAGACTGCGGGGGAGCAAGCTTGCGTCCTATTAAAAAATCCAAAGATTCAAGCGCTCGTCGACGAACAGGTCGCCAAGGTCGGCGAGATTGTGGCTTTCGAGGCCGCTGACGTGCTGCGGGAATGGGTTCTGCTGGCGACCGCTGATCCGTCCAAGATCTCGCATGTGCGCCGAGTCAACTGCCGGCACTGCTGGGGAGTCGGGCACGCCTATCAATGGAAGCCTCGCGAGTACGCCGAGGCCTGCGACAGCGAAGGTGCGCCGCCGCCTTGCGACGGAGGCTTTGACTTTGTGCTGAACCGAGAGCCGAACGAGGCATGCCCAGAGTGCGAGGGCGAGGGCGTCGAAGAAACGTTTTTTGAAGACATGCGGACCCTCGGGCCGGCCGAGCGCAAGCTGATCGCCGGGGTCAAGCGGACGAAAGAGGGTATCGAGGTCAAGCTGCGCGACCAGGATGGCGCAGTGCAGCAGATCGCGAAATACCTCGGCCTACTGGTGGAAAAGCGCGAGCTGACAGGAAAGAACGGCGCGCCTCTTATCGGTGCCGCTCCGCCCGTTGATCTGCCAAGCGACCCGCAGGCCCTGGGCGCGCTTTACTCGCAGATCGTCGGATCATGATCGAGGGGTTCAGCTTTACTGAGCCAGACTACGGGCTTGTCTTCCGCCGCCGCTTTGACATGCTGCGAAAGATTCGCGACAAGGAGACGGGAGCTGCGACGCTTGCGATCCTTCGGGCTTACTACAAGCTGCACCCCTGGCAGTTTGTAGAGGATTGGGGCATGACATATGACCCGCGCAACATCGAGCGCGGTCTGCCGGCCACCATCCCATTCATTCCGTTCGAGCGCCAGGTCGGTTTGATGCAATGGATCGTTGGCCAATGGCAGGCCAGCGCAGACGGCCTGGTGCCGAAGAGCCGGGACACTGGCGCGAGCTGGTGCGCCATAGCGTTGAGCTGCACGCTGTGCCTTTTTTACGATGGGATGGCGATAGGATTCGGGTCGCGCAAGGAGGAGTACGTAGACCGGCTGGACTCGCCGAAGAGCCTGTTTTACAAAGCCCGCGTTTTCCTTTCGAATCTGCCCGTCGAATTTCGAGGGGGATGGACACGCGATAAGCATGGAGCATTCATGCGCCTCACGTTCCCCGACACGGGCTCAGTGATGACGGGCGAGGCGGGTGACAACATTGGTCGCGGCGACCGGACGGCCATCTATTTCGTCGATGAGTCTGCGCATTTGGAGCGACCGAAGCTCGCCGAAGAGGCGCTGAGCGCAACAACGAACTGTCGCATAGACATGAGCAGCGTAAAGGGTATGCAGAACCCATTCGCCGAGAAGGCGCACTCGTGGCCCGAGTCCAAGATTTTCATCTTGCACTGGCGCGACGATCCGCGAAAAACTGAGGAGTGGTACGAGAAGCTGAAGGCGACCCGAGACGCTACCGTCATTGCGCAAGAGTACGACATAAACTATTCGGCCAGCGTCTCGGGCGTGGTCATCCCGAATGCTTGGATTCAAGCGGCGGTTGATGCCCACATCAAGCTCGGGATATCGCCCAGCGGCGCGCGGCGAGGTGCTCTCGACGTTGCCGACGAGGGGCCTGATCTGAACGCATTTGCGGCGCGCCATGGCATCCTGCTGGAATCGGTGGAACCGTGGAGCGGCGAAGGGTCTGACATTTTCCAGACGGCCGAGAAGGCGCACGGGATTTGCCGCTCTCAGGATCTGGCGGGATACCGCTACGATGCTGACGGCCTGGGTGCCGGCATCAAGGGTGACGCACGCCAGATCAATGACCGCGAAGTGGCTCAGGGACTGAAGGCGCTGGAAGTCTCGCCCTTCCGAGGCTCTGGCGGCGTCGTTGATCCTGATGGCAAGATCGAAGAGATTGACTGCAGCACGGATCGTGACAAAGAGCAGCGGACGAACAAGGACTATTACGCGAACGCGAAGGCGCAATCCTGGTGGTCCCTGCGCATGCGGTTCCTGCGCACCTATCGCGCGGTGACTCAGGGGCACCCCGTGAGCGACCCAGACTCGCTGATTTCGATCAGCTCCAGTATCCCGCAGCTCGCTAAGCTGTGCTCGGAATTGTCACAGCCGACGTACTCCGAGAACGGAGCGGGTAAACTGCTGATCGATAAAGCGCCAGATGGCGCAAAGTCCCCGAACCTCGCAGACGCCGTGATGATCGTTTTCGCACCAAGCGAGCCGGCGAAGCGAGGCTTCTTCGATTTCTAAAGGTCGCCATATGTTCAAGCGTTTGTTTACCTGGCTGTTCGGCGATGCGGTCAGCCCGCCAGAGCCGGATCCCGCAGCGCGGCGTGAATCGGCGTTCACGACCGACATTGACAGCGACGACCTGACGACGCGCGAGCAGCGCATGCGCACGCTAAGCGATCGTGTATTGCCACTACCGAAGATCCGCACCGTTGACGCGGCAGGGAAAGCCGGCTTCGCGATGGATAGCGAAGAAGGGTCGATCGGCAACAGTCTCAAGTCGGCCTACTCGCTAGGTCAAGTCGGGCTGCCTGAAGTGCAGGCGCTTTGGTATGGCTCTCAAGGCTTCATCGGATACCAGCTCTGCGCGATCATTGCTCAGCACTGGCTCGTCGAAAAAGCTTGCTTGATGCCGGCTCGCGATGCGATCCGAAAGGGTTACGAATTCACGGTCAATGATGGCACGCAAATTGACCCGAAAGTGATCGGCGAAATCAAGGAGGCGAACAAACGCTTCCGCCTCAATCGCTCGCTGATCGAATACGTCAACATGGGTCGGGTGTTTGGCATCCGCATTGCCTTGTTCGTTGTTGCGAGCGACGACCCTGATTACTACGCCAAGCCCTTCAATCCTGATGGCGTGACGCCTGGCAGCTATCGCGGCATTTCTCAGATCGACCCTTACTGGTGCGTGCCTGAATTGAGCATGGACGCGGCCAGCGATCCTGCGGCCCTTGATTTTTACGAGCCGTCGTACTGGATCATCAACGGCCGCAGGTATCACAACTCGCACCTTGTGATCATGCGCGGCCCGCAGGTTGCAGACATTCTCAAGCCCTCCTATTTGTACGGCGGCCTGAGCGTTCCTCAAAAGATTTTCGAGCGGGTGTACGCGGCTGAGCGCACGGCAAACGAGGCTCCGCAGCTCGCGCTCACCAAGCGAGCCATGATCTTCTACACGGACGCAGGCAAGGCTCTTGCAAACCAAGCCGCCTTCGAGCAGCGCCTTAGCGTGTGGGCGTCATTCCGGGACAACTACGGCGTGAAGGTTGCGGACAAAGATGCGGATCTGATCGAACAGAAAGATACATCGCTCACTGATCTCGATGCAGTCATCATGACGCAATATCAGATCGTCGCGGCCGCAGCAAACGTGCCGGCGACCAAGTTGCTAGGCACGACCCCAAAGGGTTTCAATGCCACCGGTGACTACGAGACGGACAGCTACCACGAGGAGCTTGAATCCATTCAGTCTGAGCACTGCGAGCCGCTGATCGATCGTCACATGACGTGCCTCATCCGCAGCGAGATTGCGCCGAAATTCAACATCGCCCCCTTCTCGCTCAAGGTCGTTTTCGAACCGCTCAAGACCCTTTCTGCCAAAGAGATCGCGGACGTCAACAAGACGAACGCCGAGACCGACAAGATTCTTTCGGCCGATATTGGCGCGATCAGCGGCGAGGAGGTGCGCGCCCGTGTGGCCGCCGACGAGCTGAGCGGCCATAACGGCCTGCCGGTGGTGAGCAGTACCGACGTTCGGCCTGAGGG